AAATTGGACTTGGCCGTATCCCGCCACGGCAAGGAGTTTCCACTGGAGTTCAGGATGCTTGGTTAATTCCCAGAAACCAATATTAACAATGCCATTTGTCATATAGATATAATGTTCACTTAAATTACTTCGATCACTGACTGTGCTCATCCAACGCATCGCAACAAAGGGACTGAATTCCTTGCGTTGCTCATCAGTGATTTGATTATAGAATTCATAATTCCGGAGGTCGGCGGCTCGCATTTCATCCTTGATATCGAGTAACGGTACTTTTCTCTCTGCCGGGGCTTTTTTGGGGGCTGCCACATTATTCTCCAGAATATTTATAGGTTAAAGATAAATAGAAGGACACCTCGGTGTCAATTTTTTTCAATTCAAATGGAGGTAATCCAATATGGGAAGACCAATCAAGAAATCATTCTTTGGTAACCCTGCTGCCGCCGGTGCACAGATTGTTCTCAATTCTGCTCGCATTGCCGGTCAGTCGGCCGCCACAGGTTATTACATCGTCCGTCAGGTTGGCACTGGTCGTTTCCAGGTCACCAACGGTACATTGACCGGTGTTGTTCGTCTAGTAGGCGCGGGCGCACTACAGCATGGCGAAGCGCATGTCATCGTCAAGCCATTCGGCGGTGCTGATGAATACGCAAGAGTAATCCACAATCGCACTGTTAAGACATGGTCGGGCAACGTCTACAAGTGGAACGATGCCGCGGCAGCCGCAGCCGGTGAAGCTGTAATCGTTGGCGTTGTTGATACCCCTGCGGTTTGGAGTGTTCAACCAGCCATTACTGGTACGGCTAGAGTTGGCTTCACACTAACCGGAAGCGTTGGCGTTATGAATGATGTTGACGGCGGCCTTGGTAGCCTCACTCTTCGGTGGATGTCTGCAGCAACCACCAATGGTGTATATACTGCAATCACCGGAGCGACCGCAGCAACCTATGTGGTAGGAGTTGGTCAACTGGGTCGCTTCATTAAACATGAAGTTACCGCAACTGACGTGCTTGGTGGATCTACCGTGGCTCTATCGGCGGCTACCACAGTCGTAATCGCAGCCTAAGGTATTTGAAGCGGAGGAATAATTCCTCCGCTTCAGCCTTGATTACACTATCTGAGTAATATCCAGTGATTCCGGAAGCTTGTGAGTTTCCTTTGTAAAATACACACAATTGGGTTTATCTCCCAGTTGTAATGGTATGGCCATGATATGACCATACTTTAACTTGGGAAAGTACCATTTTACATCTGGGAAGACATTGATGATTTCAATATCCAGAAACTCGGGCATGTAACCCGAGAGTGGATTCATGGCAAAGGCATTGAAGTCTCGATCATTGATCTGTTTCAAAGAAATCATTTCCAGATCACCTGAATTCTTGTCCCCGATGATTAGACTCCAACTCATAGGCATCTGAACCCGATATTTTCCAATTCTCAGATCCACAGCTGGCTCATTGAATGATTCCAAGTAGAGAAAAGGTATAAACATATAATCCACATTCTTGTGATCACTATAGTCCAACACACAGTAGTTCATTTCATCAATCACATCAGGAATATCATTCATGGCGTAAGTGGTATTATTTTCAGTTAAGATACGAATGATGGGTCTCCAAATGAGGTCAGATTGCTGATTAATTATATTCTGAATATACTACTAACTGGTAGAGTAAGTCAAAAATCACTTCATTTCCTTTTGATAATCTACTTTGATTACCTGATGTGGATATTTGGCTTCCTTGTAATCCGCTTTGCGCTTCTTCATATGGCGGGCTGAAAATTTACAATTACTCGCAATATCATACACATCGACAAAATCTTTGTCGGCTGCTTTACGGATTCCTCGACCAATACTCTGAATAACCCTGGTGAAACTCTTACCCGGTTCAATCATCATTAAATTAAAAATCCGAGGAATGTTGATTCCCACCGCTGCCACCCCATATGAAGCAATCAGTACCAAATTATCAGAATCCTTGATTTCATCGTAACTGTCTTTGCGGTCTTGTTGCTTGGTGGCACCATATACGAATTTGCTACCAGGAATTCTGGACTCCAGTTCCTTGCCGGTTTCAATTCTGTTAACCAATACCAACGTATTTCCGCTTTTGGATTTCTGAATCACAAACTCACTCATCCAATCCAATCGAGTTCGATCACTGACCAGATAATTATATTCTTCATGGAAGGATTCAAACGCCACGGTGTCCAGTAACTGCATGATTGAAATGTTTAGATTTGCTAATACTCCCTGTGACATGAGTTCATGAGCGGCCAGATAATTTCTTACTGGGCCGAGACTGGATAGGATAGATGTAAATTCATGCTCGTCCTTGGGAATCGTACCAGTCAATCCCCAACGAATAGGTACATTGGCAAACGGGCCACATAATAGATTCTTCAAAACTTCAGCTTTTGCTTGGTGGACTTCATCGACCATGACGCATATGACATCCTTGGTAAATGTCTCGATATCCAGTTGGGTGGCCGTCACGCCTTTCTTGGAATTCTTGTCCAAAATATGAAGACTCTGCCAAGTACAAACGGTGTGCTGATGTCCGGGTTCTTTGCGATCACCATAATAGACACCAACATCAAGACCCAGATTTTTATAATCTGCTTCTGTTTGATCCACCAAAGATTTATTGGGTACAATGATCACTGTTCGACCATATGGTTCACACAAGTGACTCAACGTGGCTGTAATGAGCGTCTTACCTGCGCCCGTGGCTAGTTCTTGTAGACATTGTGGATTTTGTAAGAAGGTATCTATCGCTTGTACTTGATAATCACGTAGTCTAATAGCTTGACCAGCTGCTGGATGACCCACAGGCCATACTGGATTTGGTGCGTTCTCGACAACGTATTCTTCATCCACTGCTGGGAAGTCAAAGACATAATCCTGTCTATGATCTTCGATGATCATAGCCTCTAGATTATATCCATTCTCGGCTATGACTGGTAGGACTTTATCCAAAAGATTGAAGTAGGTGTTACCGTTTAGAGCAAAATAAGTCACACATCCGTCCCATCGTCCCAACTTGAAGGCGGGCATATGACGAGCAGCATGAATAAAGAACTTCAGCGCATTGCTACAATCGCGCCTAGTTTTTGGATCCAGATTTTTAAACGATACATTTACCTGATCATGGATCACAAGTGTGCAGATTTTTGACATAAGACCCTTAGTTTCTTGTTTTTATTGTGGGTCGGTCGAACGCCCAACTATCACTCAGAATACAAGTGAATAGGTGGGTTTGTCAATAAACTGGAATGCGTTAGGGGAGGCGCGATAGGTCCATGGTGACGCCAAAAGTTCGCAACATTGCTTCTGGTTCACTGGTCTGGTAACCACGGGCCCGCAAGTAACTCGAGGACCCGTATGACATCGCACTGAGCATCTGCGGGGACTCATGACCCGCCCAAATATATCGGATTACCAAATCAGATATCAAACTATATAGAGCCGGTGATTGAATATTATCAGTTGACTTGATGGGATATAGTATCATTGAGGCTGGAATCTCTTGAAATAGTGAAGCCAAACTCTCAAACCATTTCATATTCATTGGCTTTTGGTTTATTTCAGTCATAACCATTCTACCAACCTTTACTCTACTCAGGAGTCGTTCAGTAAAAACATAGCTGAAACTGGTGATGAACCAACTGGCCGAGACGTCTGGTCCGGTTGTGACTACCGCATCTTGAACATGGGATGGGCCAAAAACAGATATCACGGCGTCGGGAAACTTATTCAAAATAGCAAGTCGCCACGATGTATATTCTCCAGGATCACAACACACCAGCGTAGGCTGGGACGGCAGATAACTCATTACGGTGAGAGCGGTATCCCATAGGAGAAGCTTATCGCTTCCAGTTAGAATTCCTCGGCCCTTCCAATCCAACATGAATTGAATAGCAGAGCGTTGGCCGGTAGTCATCGGAGTATCCGGTTCAAAGAGATCGAGTTCCGATAGATCTAGAATTTCTTGACTGATATCCAGAGCCTTGAACTCGTGATAATCTTTTAGGATTCGAGCCATCCCAGGACTAGCCTGCAGACTCTTATAATCAAACATGTTCTTGTCTCAGCTTCTGAATACCGTCAAGCCATAGATGAAGCGAGTAATCATCTTTGACTGAAATCTCAATTAATTCATCCTTGAGTTCAAAGACACTTTTCTGCCTTTTGGAATTTGTGACTTCGGTGACGAAGATCGCAACGTCATCATCGAAGCCAAATGAGTGCCGTGAAATAAAGTCCATTACTCGATTGACATTATATGGGCTCACATTCACTGACCAAAGTTTATATCTGGGATGATATATTGCCGGCAGCGGCCCCAAATGATTTATATCACGCAGGGTCTTTAACTCATCTTTGATTGCCGAGTTAAATTTGAATCGGAAGGTTAACTGACTGTTACCAG